GGCAGTATTACTACATTGGATGCCCTAGCGTATCGCATTGCCACAAAAGGTGGAGATTGCGGTGCTGTCGTTTGTGTTGTAAATCCACAATTAGCTACAAAGTTATGTGGTATCCACGTTGCGGGGTGTGAAGATGTTAGTGGTTTTGCCACCATCGTTACGACTGAAATTCTTGATGAAATGCTAAGTCACATGTCACCGGAAGGAGTAGTTGATATGCAAGATCCAATTTCCGATCTTGGCAGTCATACGCAGTGTAGAGGTGTCATACCAGAAGGGAGTTTCCAATTAATTGGGCAACTACCAAAACACGAGAGAGTTTTCATGGGCACGAAAACTGATCTTGAACCATCATTATTGTTTGATAAAGTATTCAAACATGTCACAGAACCATCTGTGAAAAGTGCTCACGACGAGAGAAATCTATCAGGCGAGTCTCCATTAAAGAAAGCAATTTCTAAATATGGTGCTACAATAGGAACATTCCCGCTTGAAGATTTGAAGGAGGTTGAAGAAGACAACTTCAACGAGATGTCACATTTTCAGTTTGATTACCGTTTATTGAACGAGGAGGAAGTAATAGCCGGTAACGAATGGGAAATGTTGGACAGGATGAATATGGATTCATCACCAGGATGGCCTTATTTAAAACTAAGACCATCAGGAGAAAAGGGCAAAGCTTACTTGTTCGATTTGGAAACAAATAGAATTAAGGATCCTTTCTTGCGTATGAGATATGAAGAAAGAGAGCAATTTGCTGAACAGGGCATTCGATATAAGAGTGCGTGGATAGACTCATTGAAAGATGAGAGGAGGTTAATCTCAAAGAATGAACAAGGAAAGACCAGAGTGTTTATGATTGCACCGTGCGATTATAACATGCTGGGGAGGAAGTATTTCGGAGCATACTTAAGTATGTTTAAACAGAATCGAATTGAACATCCTGGGTGTGTCGGGATTAACGCGAATGGAAAGGAGTGGACACACATTTATTATAAGTTAAGATCTAAGTCTAGTGTTGGGATTGAAGGTGATTACGGTGCATTTGATGCACGTACTGATCCTGATATCATGATGT